CGGAAATGAAAGAGGGTAAAAAAACTAATAAGAAAAAAGTTGAAAAAAATCCTTGGGCAATTTGCACTTCTTCATTAGATTTGGTTGGTAAGAAAAAAGAAAATTATACTAAAGATGAAAAGAAGAAATTTGAAAAATGTGTTCTTGGTGTCAAAGAGTCATTAAAAGAAGGTAAAAATCCATATGAAGTAATCTTGGAACAAAAAATGAGATATATTATTGAAGAAAATTTAAGACCATCTATGACAAAAAAAGATTTGATTAAAAGTATTTTAGAATCACAAACTAAAGAAAAAGAAAGAACAAAGGAAAAGGAAAAAACAACTACTCCTACAAGAAGGAGTCCCTTCAAACCTGCTCCTGAATCGGAACCAAGACCAAAAGGTGCTGGAACAAAAGAAAAAGAGAAAACAAAAGAAAAGGAAAAGACAACTACACCTACAAGAAGAAGTCCTTTCCAACCAGCCCCTGACACAGACCCAAGACCAAAAGGTGAGTTACCACAATATTTGAGTTTTGACAATATGAATATTAAATTAAAAGGTGAATAAGATGAGTAAAGAAAAACTTGTAAATAGATTAAAATCAAGATTGTACGAAGCTCCAATCGGATATGAAGGACCTGAAAGAATGTCTCCCGATATTCAATCTAAAATTGAAAAAGGGGAAACACCACATTCAGGTAGTAAGGCATTTCCTGAAATTACACCTGAAGGACCGGATAAACCGTCAAATTTTGAAGAGCTTGTCGCTTCACAAAGATTTAAAGAGGTTATCAATAGATTAAAAAGATACACAGGTGTTGAGGATGTAACATCACAAAATTCGTTAATGAGACTTCAAATGATGGTGATGAACGCCATGCAGGAGATTGCTCAGATTGAAGCTGAAAACAAAGAATATCTTGAAGAACTTGCTATTGAGGTAGTTCAAAAAGAATTTGGTATTCCTGAAGGAGCGTTACAATATGATGTTCAGTTGGTTAAACCAAATGATATTGACTCAAGTAAATTAGTTAAACAAGGCGAAGAACCTTCAGAAGAAGAAATTGAAGATATGTTTGGTTCTGAAGAAGAACAAGAACAAATTGAAGATTTCATGGATTCTTTTGAAAAGTTTGATTTAGAAAAGGCAAAAAGAAGATTTATTAACTCACTTATTCAGGGAGCGGCTAAACAATCTTCTTATATGTTTGAATTATTAAACAGAGAGTTAAACGCAATCAACCCAAGATTGTTGAATATGTATGGTGTCTTTATGTCATTTGCAGATTCACTTTATTGGTTAATGCCTGACTCAATGGTTCAAGGTATGGCAGGTAATGAAGAATCTACTTATGGTATGTCTGAATTAGATGCTAAAACTGACCCTCCAACTGTAAAAGCTCGTGGTGTTAATTTACCAATCCTTATTCATGAACTTGCTAAGGGTGTTATGGAAATTGCTGGGACTTACGGACTTCCAAAAGATAAAAGAAGACAAGAAGCGGTTATCAAATCACAAGACACTATTGTTGGTGAAATTTGGGATATGAGATTAGGTCCAGTTATTTGGCAAAAGTTTCGTGAAGCTTACCCTGATGAGTTGTTTGATGATGACAAAAGAAATCTACAACAATACTTCATTGTTAAGTTTGCTGAACTAACACCTGAAGATTTCTTCGCGATGGCTCGTGAAATCTTATCGGGTTCACCAAAAGGAAAGAAAATGGTGAAAGATATGGTTGATGAAATCATCGAAGAACTGAAAGGTTATGAGTATGAAGATACTATGAAACAGTATGAAGATGATGAGGATGACGATGACGATGAAGATTTTGATGACTTCCTAAAAGGATTAGGAATAGGATAAAAAATTAAATAAACCCTTCAGAAATGAAGGGTTTTCTATTTTAAGATAAATTTTATATTTATAGTATATGAGTTTATCAAAAGAAGCAGTTTTAATGGAGTATGCCAAGTGTATGAAATCGACACCATACGCTCTTAAAACTTATTTACAGACATATGACAACACTGTTCAAAAGTATGTCCCTTTAGAATTATTCCCTGACCAAGTAAGTTTAGTTGAGGATTTTGAAAATTATAATGAAAACATTGCTTTAAAGTATAGACAAGCTGGTGTATCCACAGTAACTGCTGCGTGGTCATCTAAGAAACTTGTTTTCGCTAAAAAAAACAGTCCTGAAAAGATATTGGTTATTGCCAATAAATTAGATACGGCAGTTGAAGTTGCTAATAAAATTCGAGGATTTACAGAACAATGGCCTAATTGGGTTGGTGTTGGTTTTTCAGCTGAAAAGAATTCACAAAGACACTTTAAGTTAACTAACGGATGTGAAGTTAAGGCGGTAGCGACATCTAAAGATGCTCTTCGTGGTTATACACCAACAATACTAATATTTGACGAGGCTGCGTATATCGATGCTGACGATGATTTTTGGGCGGCTTGTATGGCGTCCTTATCCACAGGTGGTAAGGTAATAGTTGTATCAACACCTAACGGATATGACCCAATCTATTACGAAATTTATGACCAAGCATTAAAGGGAATGAATGAATTTAAAATTTCCGAAATGGTTTGGTGGAAAGACCCAAGATACGCTAAAGATTTACAGTTAGTAAATGTAAAAGATATTATTCATTATTATTTAAATCGTAATGAATACCAAAGTGTACAAATTGTTGATTTTAAAGAAAAAGAAAAAAACTACGAAGAAATTAAAGAATTAATTAATCAAGGATATAAACCAACGTCATCTTGGTATGAGTCCATGGTTAAGAAATTAAAATACGACAAACGTAAAGTTAATCAGGAATTAGAGTGTGCCTTTCTTGGTTCAGGTGATAACGTATTTGATTCTAATCTTTTAGAAAATTTAAGAACTAATATGGTAAAAGAACCTCAGGCCAAAATGATGGGTGGAGGTCTTTGGATATGGAAAGAAGCTGAACTTGGAAAAAAATATATCATGGGTATTGATGTGTCACGTGGTGACAGTGAGGATTTTTCCACTTTCCAAATTGTCGATTTTGATTCGAGGGAACAAGTTGCTGAATACGTTGGTAAACTCCCTCCTGATACTTTGGCTGAAATATGTTTTAAATGGGGTAATATGTATAACGCATTTGCGGTAATTGATATTACTGGTGGTATGGGTGTGACAACGGCTTTACGAATGAGGGAGTTGGGTTATAAAAATTTATATGTTGACGGTGTGGACATTTCTAACAAATGGAAATATGACCCAAAGGCAACAGAAAAAATACCAGGAATAAACTTTAATGCTAAACGTGTTCAAATTATTGCAACTTTTGAAGAATATTTAAGACACGGTTTTAAAATTTATTCTAGTCGATTACTTAATGAAATGAATACTTTTGTTTATATGAATGGAAGACCTGACCATCAAAAGGGTCAACATGATGACTTAATTATGTCCGTAGCAATGGCTCTTTTTGTTGGTGAAAATTCATTTACACAACTTAATAAGGTAACTAACCAAACTAAGGCAATGATAAATTCTTGGTCTGTTAACACAAATGAGTTTAATAGAAAACAATTTTTAGACCCTGTTATACCACAACAACAAGAAAACATAAAACGTGAAGCAACAAAAAGTGACTACGAAAACTATTTATGGTTATTCGGAGGAAGGAGATAAAACTATGGGATACACAAAAAGAAAAAAAGCAGCAGTAATAAACTCAGGAACTAGAACTATAGTTTCAGGACAAGGTATTCAAACCGTTAAATTACCTGTTGGTGATAAAAAACCTAATAAATAACATTTAATATGTTATTTAATAACTTTATACTTTAGATATGAGTGAAAATAAACTAACAGTATGGCAAAGGTTATCACAAGCCTTCGGACCCAACTCTTTATTGGGTCAGGATTACCCTACATACAAATACGACAAACAAGAGCTTCTTAAAACTACTTCTAAATCAGAGTATGATAGGGAAAAACTTCAAGCTCAACAAACATATTATTTGGCAAATCAATGGGGTAGGATTGAAAACAATCTTTATACTCAGGCGGTTTATTATGAACCAACACGTTTAGCTTCATTTTATGATTACGAGTCAATGGAATTCACACCTGAAATAGGTGCGGCTTTAGATATATACGCTGAAGAATCTACTACAATAAATCAAGATGGATACATGCTTCAGATTTATTCCGAATCATCAAGAATAAAATCAATCTTGGGTGATTTGTTTAATAACGCATTAGATATTAACACTAACTTACCAATGTGGACAAGAAACACATGTAAGTATGGTGATAACTTTGTATATATTAAATTGGACCCTGAAAAAGGTGTTGTTGGGTGTATGCAACTTCCAATTATTGAAATTGAAAGATTAGAAGCTGGTATGGGGTCACATTCAACTGACTCAACAACAAATCCTGAAAAAAAACATCTAAAATTCAAATGGAAACAAAAAGATTTAGAGTTTAACACTTGGGAGATTGCACACTTCAGGTTACTTGGTGATGATAGAAGATTACCTTATGGAACTTCTATGTTAGAAAAAGCGAGACGAATATGGAAACAGTTATTATTGTCTGAAGATGCTATGTTAATTTATAG